TGGCTCACCTTCCGGTGTTTTCCATATCTTCCAGTTGGGGTTGTTCTTGCGCCACTCGATGTAGGCTTCTACCCATTTCGGGCCAGACTTATGCCAGAACTTTTCGTCCTCTTTGTCTGGGTTTTCTTTGGTGGCACGGCCACCTACTCGGGCATTGGTTAAGTCAGTCTCGCCCAATGAGTCAGACCAGGCTTCAGCCCATGCTTGTTGTAGATCAAACATTATCTCTGTCCCACCTCTCTGCTGCTAGGTGAAATGCAGATCCTCCGACAGACCAGACGGATGGTTTTTCTTGCATCTCCATCAGTCTTCCCAGATAATACTGGTAACCGCAGGTAAGGTAGGTATTGAATGCTGAATAAGATATATGTTCAGGTAATGTATATTCTTCTAATTTAATCATTGGAATAGTATATGATTGTATATAGTGTTTGTCAAGAAATAATTAATTACTCAGATCTTTTTGTCAAGAAATAATATTTATTGACACGCTAATATGAGTTGTGTGTATAATTAAACAACAACAATATATACTATATAAGCCCCCTCTGGGGGCTATATAATATATAATAATAGATAGGATATATATGAATTATCAAGATTTATTTTATACACTACTAGGTGCTTTAGTAGCAAGCAATATCATAGGTCGACTTATCGATAGAGTAGAAGATGCCTACTACAACTATCAAGACCGGAAGTATATAAACGAGTTCTTGGAAGATCGAGACCTGATTGAGCGTAGGTTAGACGCCTTAGTTGGAAAGGTCACCAAGAAGAAGACCAAGTAGTACCCTTTTAAAGGCCGTAGAACGGCCATAGAAACGACAAAAGACCCCGGTCTAGGTGATATCCTAGCCGGGGTTTTGTCTTGCCTGAAAGTACCGCTTTTCGGGGTTATGCCGTAGGCTCTTTAGCCTTCTTCTTCGGAGCAGCTCCGGCAAGGCCGGACGCAATCAACGAGGAGAGAACAGCACGGTAATCGAGGTCGAAATTGGTGGCTTGCCAAGTGACAAGGAAGCCTGTGATTGCCATGAGTACTTGCTTGGTATCTACTTTCTTCATATTAGCCCTTCTTCTTTGGTAGGGGTTTGACCTTAGCTTTTACTTTAGCCAGAGTCTTGGGTGTGCCCAACCAGGGAAACCAAGGGGAGGTATCAGAACCCTTAGTATCCTTGATTGAAACGTGGAGATGATGTGGATGGGCGTACCCATCGAAGTCTCTGTCCCCTTTTTCTGCTGACCAGATGCGACCCTTGAAGATCAAGTACTTGACTCGTGGGTCTTTCTGGAATTCTTGATAGGCCACAGTGCAGTCAATCCCATTCTTGGGATCGTGAGTTAGATCACAGGCAAAGCCTGAGTTGTGGTCTGAGTTGGGATTCTGCTTGATGTGTGCCTTAGATGGGAGCAGCCCATCCGATGCCTTCTTCCGCTTCGGCTTCAGGGCTGTTGCCTGTCGCAGGATTGCAATGGCAGCCGGTTGAGCAACACGTGCTAATGGAATCATTAATAATCTCCTTCGGTAAAGTCATCGTCGTCCTCGTTCTCGTATAGGTCATCGTCAGTTAGATGTGGGAATACCGGCTCACTCCAGCCCGGCATATCAATCCTTGGCATCTTAGTCCCTTTCGCTTAGTATCCTAAATATCTCGTCAACCCGCAACTCAAGCCGATTAACCGAATCCTTAAGGCTACTACCACCATTGGGTTTAAGTTCATTAAGGTAATGCTTTACCATCCATTTAATTGCCATAGCAAATGCTCCAGCAATAGAGATGATAGATACGGCTAGTCCAGCCCAGTCAGCAGGTGTCATGTTATACAGTCCTTACGGTTATGTTAATGATGCCACCGAAGCCATCGAAGCGTTTGTCTGGTGGTGTCTCACGAGTAAAAGATATTTCCTCGATAACAGCTTGTCGTGATTCATTGGTATTAAGATCTTGCCAAATTATAACGTCACCACTCTCCTCAATATCTTCGAGAAGTTGCAAGCGTTGTAGCGCTCTTCCTTCGTATCCGATAATGACATTGTACCTATCGGTCTCGATGTCAAAGCAGAACACAGGGAATCTAATAACACGTTGGCGAGGCGTAGCAATGGTAGCCTTGGCCTGGTAGCCCTTGAATACTGGGCCGAGGGAAGATGTTGTTGCATCTCTGTAGAGAATAAACTTGTAGGCAACATACTCTTGCGCTGCTTCTGGAGATAGCGTTGTAATTTCCGGAGCACCTACTGAAGAATCATAAGATATATGATCGTACTCAACACCGTTCTTATCAACAGTCTCAAGTGTCATAGAGCCGTATGTAAAGTCACCACGTCCAAGGAGACGCTTGAAATTCTTTGGCTCAAGTGTTCCATATCGTATGTTACCTGTTGTGATATATCCATTTGTTGCCAAGGTGGAGTCTGATTCTATATAGACAGCACCAGGAGATGTTACGTGTGCTAATGAACTAGATACAACAGTAGATGCCACATTTGCACCAGCAAGGGTGTAGGTAAGTGTTGTTGTACTTGGAACAGATGCCACAGTAAAAGCATTATTTGTACTGTTAAATACAGAACCAGATACAGTGTCTACACCTTGAACCCAGATTGCATCACCGACAGATAAGCCGTGTGCTGTCTGCGTAGTAAGTGTTACCACGTCAGATGTTTTTGCCTTGTTGGTTACTTTAGTTCCTTTAATATTTGCTTGGCTTGTAAAGGCTAGTTGGTCTGTTCCATTAAGAAATGCACAGGCGGTAGTACTACGGCCAGATACACCTGCATAGTAAATATCATTAGCATAAGCAAATCGTAAAGTTTCTATCTCATTACCTAAGTCAATGCGGATAACTCCAGGCTCGCCATCTACGCCAGTTGCACACCAAACAAATCTGTCTCGTGCAGCAAAGTCATAGCAAGGCTGAGTGGTTTCTACAATAATAGGGCCGTAGTTAATTGAACCATCTTGGTCAGATATAGCTGCTGCTCTGATTCCCTTGTTGGTACCTATCATCATATAACCCAGGTAGTAGTAAATCTTATGAACGATTTCCCCTACTGGTAACTCAGCAGCAACTATAGCTGATGTTAATGTAGGCATTACTCCTGCAGTTGATAGAGTAAACTTTTGAATAGTAGATTGAATACCAGTGTAGCCCGCAACATAGATGGCAGGGCCTGATGCAGTAATGCTTGTATATATATGAGATGACGAAGGGTGCGTATATACCGCAGTAGGCATAGCAGAAGCAACTGATGAGAACTCATATACTTTATTGTCAGCACACATAACAATACGCTCTTTTATATATTCCATTACGGCGTTGGAAACTGTGCCAATCTCATCAAACATAGTTGTAATATCGCCAGGCCCAGTTGTTGCATCTCCGGTAAGTGGCTTTTTATATACAGTTTTCTTGGTTGCTGTATTGGTAATCCAAAAAGCATTCACGCCATCATCACAGATTCCATGTACTGGTGCGTCGGTTCCAGCATTGTAATTAATAAAATGTGTTTCTGTGCCAGTAGAATCGATCTTATCTACATCGTACTCATCCTTAAGAAGAACACCCTTGTTGCCACTCCATTCAATAGAACGAAGCTCCTGGAATCTGCGACCAGTTGTGCGTATATCGCCAGTAGTAAGATGGCTAGTAGTAACATTGTTAAGTAGAGTTACCTGGCCCTTAGTCCATACGTTTACATTCTTGCTATCGGAAAAACGGTGCTCGACTATTTCACCAGCAGTTGGATCGTAGAACTTGATGCCAGAACCAGAATGAAATGATGATTGACTGCGCAGCCACCAGCCAGTGAGCGACTGCTCACCTGGTTCGTTGCCGTTGTCAAACTGCTCCTTGCGGAATGGAGCAGTCTGACGAATGTACGGACGACCATCATTGATTGCATAGATGAATGGCATGCCGCCAACAGCTACATCATATGCCTCATTAGTGTTCTGCCAAATTGAAGACGAGGATACAATACCAACATCGACAGCAATTGCCCGGCCTGATCGGCCTTCGGTAATATCACGACCTGCCACGTTTCTCCTTTGGTTTATAATCCCCGTCTATAGGGTCAACAAAATCCTCCCAAGAGGGGAGGTCTTCTTCAGTGCAATTACCAGTTGCGTAGGACATTAGTAATAAATAAGGACACAACCAGCGCCTCCGGCGCCACCTGCGCCAGTATTGCCCACACCTGCACCACCACCACCGCCACCGGCTCCACCATTTGCACCACTATTTCCCGTTGGGGTTCCACCTGCTCCTGCAAGGCCAGCGCCACCACCTCCGGCTTGGTTTACTTTGTTGCCAGTATTAAAAAATATTCCGTTTCCACCGGAACCACCAGTGTTTCCACCAGAACCTCCACCACCACCTACAAAGCCAGAACCTCCTGCACCTCCCGCACCAGAGGCTCCACCTCCACCACCACCACCAGACACGCCATTGCCACCACTACCTGGGGCAGCATTTCCTCCACCTGCTCCACCTCCAGCAGAGTAGCCATCCCTACCAGTTGTTCCGGGCAAGTTGGCAGAACCGGCAGTCCCACCAGTTACTGCTGACGTAGCAAGAAATTGGCCAGCAGACCCAGCGGCTCCAGTAATTGTATTATTTCCCAAATTTCCACCACCACCGCCACCGGCTCCACCAAGTGTTCCAGTTCCTGCAACAATGTTTGTAGCAGAAGAACCAACGCCGCCGCCGCCAGCAAAAAATGGCCCATAAGAGGTTGTTCCACCAGCACTTACGCTTCCACCACTACCTGTTGCGCCACCAGTGCCACCAGCACCAATTGTTGCAACATTAGATGCAACAGTCCAACCTTCCATAATTCCACCAGCACCACCACCGCCGGCTGCAGCGTTTAATCCAGCACCGCCTCCGCCTCCTCCACCAGCAATGATTGCATATACTCTGTTTACACCGCTAGCAATACCAATGCTATTAGTAGTTGAGTTAACTGTATGTCTTAAAGTTAATCGTGATTCGTCAAATCCGCCAGATGTTACTAGATTGCTAACGGCCATTATGAAATCTCCGTTCCGAATGCTGAAAATGTCATGTCTGCAGATGATGCATATATAGTAATAACATCAGTAGCATCAAGGGTTACACCAACGGTAATGAATGTAGTGTTATTTGCTGCTACGGATGAGTCATAAGCAATATAGTGTGAGTTCGCAAGAGTTGCTCCACCAGGGCGGATTGCTATGCGGTAGGTACCCGCTGTTGCTGCTCGGTTACATACTGAAATAGTAGATACCACAGCATCAGTGCTTGCTGGCACTGTGTATAAAGTTGTTGCTGTTGTTGCTGACGGAGCAGATTGTCCCAGCACTTTGTAGATTGTTGGCATTATTTATACTCCCATTGTGAGGAACGGATGATATGACTCACCGCTACCAGAAGAAGCAGCAGTAACGCGCCCAAACTGGTCAACGGTAATACTAGATACGGTATAACTACCTGATGTAACTCCAGATGTAGAAAGACCTACGGTAATGGCACCAGTACTTCCACCACCTGTTAACGGGGAAGATGCTGTTATGCCAGTAATATCGGCATTAGCATTGTCTGCATTGGTTCTTGATTTAGTCACCTGTACTCCTTACGGTGCCAGAATTGATTTCGGTATGAGTCAAATATTCTTGACCTAAGTTTTCTTGTTGCTTGTGCTTGCTCTTTAAGATTATCTTGGCTATCAGAAACTTCCATTTTGAAAGAATCTCGTTTAAATGGAATGACTTGAGCCATTGGTGTTCCGGCTGGAATCATTCCTTCCCATTTAACATCATTAAGAACAAACGGGAAATTTACTGGTGATGTGTAGGTATCTGTATCTACAATTCCAGGTAGGATTGTAAAGACAGATTCTCGGTGCATTGGTTGTATAAATAACACTGAATACCCAGGCTGGGTTTTGATAGCCCAAGGGTTTGTCCACTTGGGGTACGGAACTCCGTTAAAGTTTGGGTGATTTAATGCTTGCGCTACTGGATGAAACTCTACGCTCGTACCAGAAGCCCATTCGTACCAAGGAGCACCATCTTTTTGTGATACATACACATCCATTGGTGTTGGGATGATATATCCGCCAGTAATAGCATCAAATACTGGAACGCATTTCTTAATAGTTCCGGTAGTTCCACCAGCACCATCTGGTTTCTTTTCTTTACCCATATAAGAATCTATTTGCTTATACCAGTCCGGCACCATTGTTGATGCCGGTACTGGAGCATATTGATTATCTACTGCTGCTGTATTGGTAAAGATTATTTTCTTCATTTGTCCCCCCGGATCATTTATTCTGCTTGTTCTGGATCAATAAACTTTCCAGTTGTTTCATCATATGTCCAGCCAATAGCGGCAGGATTTTCTGATGTGTATTCAATACAGGTAGCATTAGTTGCTGTTTCTGCTGTTTCTTTGTCATCTGCAACAATAATATTTGATACTGTATTTCCTGACAAAACTGCATAATTAGACATTTTTTCTCCTAGTAATATAATAGAACTACTCCAGCACCGCCATTGCCATTTGCAAGAACACCGGAGGTAGCACCTCCACCGCCTCCACCTGCGCCTCCATTGCCTCCGCCATTAGCACTGGCACTATTTCCGGCTCCGGTATAACCACCACCGCCACCTCCATAGTTACTGCCAAATGAACCTCCGGCGCCGCCTTTTCCAGAGCCACCATTACCGCCGTTGGCTCCGTAGCCTCCACCGCCTCCAACTAAACCACTTCCACCGGCTCCGCCACTAGCATTACCACCAGAGCCTCCACCGCCAGAAATTCCATTTCCGCCATTATATCCAGCGGTAGCACCTTCAGCCCCTGAACCTCCAGCAGCATAACCGTTTATTCCATTAGCGCCTCCTGGATTAGGGGCGCCTAGTGCTCCGTTAAAAGAAATTGAACCTGCTTGGCCACCGCCACCTGCGCCACCAGTTGTTGGTAAAGTGGCCGTGTTGGTTCCACCACCAAGACCTCCACCACCTGCAAGAAGGCCACCATATCTAGTAACACCGCCAGCGCTTGTTCCTTTTGTTCCACCAGCACCAACAACAACTACTGTACTTGCGTCAGTCCATCCTTGAGTGACTCCGCCACCACCGCCACCGCCAGAACCTCCTGAACCTCCGCCACCGCCACCACCAACACAAATTGCGTAAACAAGATTTACGCCAGATGGTATAGATACGTTATTACTACTTGAATTTAATGTTTGTTGTAAAGTTAATTTAGTTTGGTCAAAACCAGCAGCAACGGGAAATTGTGATAGACCCATGTTATGAAACCTCCACGCCTGAGATATGGAAATTAACTGTTGTCGCAGATGCTCCACCAGTAATAGTATTAGTTGCTATCAATACCTGCTTTAAATCAATGTAAACAGTTGAGTTAGCAGCAATAGTAGTAGTTGTATGTAGTGCTGTATTTGCACCAGCAGTACCCATGCCCAACGTAAATGTTGCAGCAGATGCTGCCGTATTTGTTACAGCAATATTTGAAACTACTGTAGTAGTTGATGCGGGAACTGTATATAACACAGTTGTTGTAGTTGTTGATGCTGCTGTTCTAGCCAGTACTTTTGTTGCTGTAGCCATTAGTTACTACCTTTCGTTTAGAGGGCACCCATGAGTATGAGTGTTAGTTCATCTGTTATGCTCCCTGGGCCGTTAACTGCGCTGAGGTTGATATCACCAGAAGCAGTTACTGTTCCAGTTAATGTTGGTGCTGTTAAAGTTAATCCAGCGATTGTGGTGACAGTTGCACCAGAAGCAATTGATGTTGAGCCAATTGTAGGAGCGGAATATCCTGGAGCAGGTGTTGCCCACTTGACACCAAGTGCTTCTGCTGAATCAGCAGTAAGAACTTGACCATTAGTGCCAACGCCTAACTTGCCTGGAGTATCAGCAGCAGAAGCAACAATAATGTCACCCTTTGCATCTAGCACTGCACGCTGTACTGCATCGGCCATCTCAAAGGATGTGAAGGAAATAATCTCTAGAATATCTCCGGCTGCTAGTGCAGCCAATGAACCAATGCTTGTTCCGTTGCTTGCTACATAATCAGAGTCACGGGCAAGAAGTACACCATTGAGATATACTTGCTCTTTTCCAGGGAGATAAGCAAGAGTTACACCATTGTCATCAATGCCAGACTCACTAGTTTCTCCACCTGATGCGGTAAAGCGATAGCGGAATAGATCAGCAGTAGATGAGATGCTTCCCCACTCAGAACCAGTCCAAGCATACATTGCGTTGGTAGTTGAGTTCCAGTAGATAGCACCAGTAAGAAGTGCATTTCCATCATTGTCTAGTGTAGGGGCAGATGACTTTGCGCCAAGATAGCGGTCATCAAAAGAATCGTATGATGCAGCAGCAGCAGTAGCGCTGGCTGCAGCAGCAGTAGCAGAGCCGGCAACTGTATCTACATAGACTTTAGTAGCAGCATCAGCATTGCTGGTTGGCGTACCAAGTCCAGTTACTTTAAAGTTATTGGCATCAAGATTGCCAAGCAATTGACCTGTTGTTTTGTTGAGATATGTACCAGAAAGGCTAATTGCTCCAGTACCACCATCAACAGAAAGAACTGCATCTGTTGGGGTAAGAAGTTCTTGCCAGTTGCCAAGCGTTGTTGCTGGTGTTGCGGTAAGGATAAAAGATTTGTTGACATCTGTACGAACGGCAACATCGCCAGTTTGTGCAGTCAAAGCAAGCATTGCCGATTGTGAGTTAACTACTTGTGTAGTGGTAATAGCAAGTGCTGGTAAGTGGTGGGTTGGTACTAAACCAGAACCATCAAGTTCAGCAATACCATTTGCTACACCTTTTTGAGTAGTAATGTAGTTAAGAGTTACTGCATCCTGTGCAGAGGTTGGGTCGGCAAGACCAGTAATCTTTTGTGCGTTTAACGCAACTGCTGCGGTAGGTGCAGTCATTTGGTCTAGTCGGTTAGTCCGCACCTGGGTATCAAAGTCAGAGATTGTGCTGGCAGTCTGGGTTCCTGTGTGGTTAGCACGGGCTAGCGGATCAGTTGCCAACTTGCTAAGTGCAATACCAGCGGTAGCACTTATGTCGGTGTTGACAATTGTTCCATCTGCCAAGTCAGCAGAAGTAATAGTTCCACCAAGGCTTAGCTTGCCATAGGCAATTCCTGCTGCTGCGTTAATGTCTGCATCAACAATTGTGCCATCAAGAATCTTGGCTGAAGTAACAGCGCCATCTGCAATATCGCCAGCAACAATAGTGCCATCCGCAATCTTAGCTGATGTAACTGCTCCATCGGCAATATCTCCGGTAGCAATTGTACCATCGGCGATCTTGGCAGAGGTGATAGCTGAGTTGGCAATTTTTGCGGTAGTAACATTGGCATCAAGAATCTTAACAGTAGTTACAGCATCAGATGCTATCTTAGCAGCAGTAACTGCGCTATCAACAATCTTAGCAGTTGTAATTGATAGGTCATCAATCTTAACTGTGCCAACGGCACCAGTTGCAATCTTACCACTAGTGATTGCTCCATCAGCTATGTCGCCAGTAGCAATTGTAAGATCTGCAATCTTAGCTGAAGTAATGGCACTGTCTGCTACTTTTGCTGTAGTAACGGCGCTGTCCGCAATCATTGCTGTAGCAACTGTTCCTGTATCTCCAGTTGTTACTACGGTGCCAGTTACGTTTGGAAGTGTAATGGTTCGATCTGCTGTAGGGTCGACAACTGTAAGCGTAGTTTCAAAACCATCGTCAGTAGATCCTTCAAATGCTACGCCACCATTGCCAATTGTTTTGTTGGTAATAGTCTGGGTGTCTGTGGTTCCCACTACAGAACCAGTTAGACCATGAACTCCAGATGATGCTTCAATGTGAGTGTTGGCTTCGCGGTAGTCGCGTCCAATTGCCATGTGTCGAACAACTGCACCAGCTGAGTGAGCTTGTCCAGTTGATGCATCAATACCACGAACAATAGTTAAGGTATTAGTAGAGACGGCAGTAATATCAACAATTTCTTCGAGAGCCGTATCTGGATCGATAACAACTGTAAAAGTTGTACCAGCCGTTACTGTAATACCACCTAAAAGATTGGAACCAGAAACAACAGTAGCAGTCGTGGCTGAGGATGTCAAGGCTGCTGAGAGTGTTGTCTGTTGTGAACGAGAGGAATATTTGCGTATTGTCATTTTCTACCTATCGGCTGTAGTGGACGCGGATGGGATACTGCTGTTGTTGAGCTGACACTTCTTCGTTGAGACGTTGAGTGTATAGTGCATAGATTTGCTTTGTTGCATTTTGCGAAGCTCCAAATGGACGCTTGCTGTCTGTCTCATCAGCCTGTGGGCTGACCATAGCAGCACGTGCTGGATCCAAGAATGTCAACAAACGATAAGTTGCACCAAGGACTACAACATCTTTGCAAGATCCTGGCAAGCCAGTCTGAGTTGTAAATACCTGCGATGTTGAGGAAAAAGCAACTGGTGCTGTAGCATAAAGAATCTTTACCGTTCTTCCTGCGATAACCAAATCACCAATTGTAACGGACTGGACAGTATCTGTTCCAGTGACATAACCAAAAGCCTCTGGATTTGCAGTCGCGTCCCATGTCCATCTACGGATAGGAATCCATTCTTTGCTTGGCCCGACATCCTGCCAAGATATAGATAGGATATTTTCAATGTCTAAGTTAGCCAAAGGATAAGTTGTCTGCGCAGGGTTGTAAGTAAAGGTAGTGGACTTTGCTGCAAAGATTGTTGAACCCATAGCATTGATAGTATCGTTGATGGCACGCTTTACTACGTGGCGTGGAAACGTTGGACTGATAATAACACGAGCATCGGCAGCATGTGTTGCCGCTGTAGTGCCAAGATATCCACGACCATATGGAGCTACTGTTGCAGTAGCGCTAACGCGGTCAAATGAATCCACCCACATAAGTTCATCATCAATCTCAATAATACCCTTGCCAACATTCTCTGTCGATGCAAGATTGAGAACCAAAGGAGATGCACTAGTGGATGTGGTGGTAGTCACAGCATTTGTAATGTATGTTGACCGATCCTGCTGGTAGGTATAGCCAGCAAGGTTAATCAAAACTTCGTCGATAAGATTAGAAAAAGTTGTCATGAAGATATGCTCCTTAAGGCATCGACTGCCGATTTGCCAGTTGTTGAAGCAAGCTCATTGCATACTGCGGATAAACCCTTGTATGCACTTGGCTGCCTTGAGGAACTTGCTTTGTAATTAAGAGCAGCAACTATGCCAAGCCCAGATGTCCCAGCCCATGCGTTAGCCGCACCTTGCTCATCTTTAAAAACCGTACGCAAAGGATAAGTTCCACCATTTGCAAGACGGTTAAGCTCTGCTGTTATAGGACTACCAGGATTGCCAAGTGCCATCTATTACTTCTTTCTGTGATGTTTCGGTAGTATAAGATTTGACTCTTTCTGTACTCCGCCAAAGAAGGCTTTGTAGTAGTGTTCGTCAAATGAGAATCGTTTCATGTGTGGAGCTAGTGCTCCAGTGTGGCAGTAAAGTGGGATGCCTACTTTGTCACATAGTGCGAAGAAGTAGATGTCCTCTCCAATAAACTTTGTTCCTCGTCCCATTTCCATAAACAACTGAGCGTCTGGAAGTTCTTTTCTTATCCGCTCTACAACACTACGATGCATAAGAACATAGCCCATGCCTGCAGCATCTACCTTGATAAGCTTGTTATCTGGTAGTGGATGGATTCTTTCCAATCCAAATCCTCCGCCGTCTCCCTCTACAAATCGGAAGATTGTTGGCATTGGGATCATCAGTGGTTCTTCTGGGTTATCAGTAGTGAAGTATACCCCAGTCAACATAGGACGTTCTTTTACATCCCTGTTATCCCATAATAATCTGAATGTGTTTGGGCTAATGACTACATCAGAGTCTACCCACAATAACCATTCATGATCTGTTTTGTCATACCAGTAATCTATTAATGTTTGCCTCTGTCGGGCAATTTGATTACCTTGACTTCTTAAAGTACTAGAAAACTCTACACCAGATTTTAGTAAAACATCAGTAACACCTTGCATAAACTTGCCATCAACGTTTCCGTTGTCACACCATGCTAGAGCTACGCTATCTTTTTTACTCATTGTCCCCTTGCTTTCTATCTGTACTTGGCTGTCTTCTTTGCAATGTTCTTGGGCTGAGCAACAAACTGCTTGCCCTTCTTTGTGCCCTCACGCTTAGCCTTGCTTGTTGCTGCATACTCTGCAGCGGTAAGAGACTTGCGTGCTTTTTCTGGTAGGTAGCGCTCGCCGGTTGCTTTTGACCCTTGAGTGCTAGGTTTACCAGACTTGGTGCCCCACTTCTCTTTAGTCCATTTAGATAAAGACTTTTGCTTGTTAGTCTTTGGGCCAGTGTAACCGCCACCAGACTTTTCGTAAGCTTGCGCTAGCAACTGTGCCTTACGGGCTGACCATTGACCAGGCTTACCACCTTTTGATCCAGCCATAATTCTATTCTTCAAAGCTTCCCGCTTTGCGGGATTAGTGTATCCCATTACCACTTAACCTTGTCTGCCCAGTATGCAGCAGACATCTTGCCCTTGGCAATGTTTTGAGAATGGCGAGCCTTGAAAGACTCTCGTCGCTTCCGATAGGAAGTAGACTCGCCACTCTTCTTAGGAGAGCCAGACACACCTTGTTGTCCAAACCGGATGGTCTGTACTTGGCTACCTTCTTTGGCAACAACAATATGAGACTTGGTTGGATGATTAGGAGTACGCTTTGGCTTGTTGTAGCCTGATACTCCAGCACGCTTTAGTCGTGAGTCTGGCTTCTTCATTATTTCCTTCTATCCCACCACTCTTTGTTGGTTGGGTTTAGATTCTTCTTTTGGTCACCTTTGGTGATTGTTCGTGGAGAAACTCGGTTAACTCCAGCACGTGATTCACTGGTGCGCTCTGTTGCACGTGGCGACTTGGTCTGAGCTGCTGCAGCCTTCTTCGCTACTCCCATTCCCATAGCAGTCTTTTGTGCTGGTGAGAAGGTCTTCTTAGCTGCTGGCTTAGTTGCACCTTGTGCTGTAGCAAGACGCTTTGCACCGTACATACGGCGAACACCCTCAAGGTATTCTACGTTCTTACTTGAGCCAGCTTTCTTAAGAGCTGCGGTCATTCCGAGCTTCTTGATATTGTCAATGGTTGTTTGAGATACCTTTGCGGTTCCCTTATACTTCTTTGACATTGATGTTTCTACCTGACGCATTGGCTTCTTGGCAGCAGCCGAAGCCTTCGGGGCAACTTTCTTGCCACCTGTTTCTGGCATTCTCATTATTTCTTCCTTGCTTTTCCGGCTACGCTAAGAGCGATAGCGATTGCTTGCTTCTTGGACTTTACTACCTTGGCCTTCTTCGGCCCTTTGGGATCCTTGCCAGCGTGCAATGTGCCAGCTTTATATTCCTTCATGACCTTAGAAATCTTTTTTTGAGATGAGGTCTTCTTCATTACTTCTTTTTTCCCATCTTTTTCATACCAGCTTTGCCAGACTTCTTGCCGTATTCTTTCATACGCTCTTTGGCTGACTCGGTTTTCTCGTGTTTCATCATAGCCTTTTTGGCAGCTTTCTTCCCTGCTGCTGTATAAGGAAACTTTTTACCATTTACTTCTGGCATATTAGATACCTACTTCCTTCATTACTTGGGATACCTTGTTGTTGATCTTATGAGCAGCAGGCATAGTGTTTCCATCATATGCTCTGCCTAAATTCTCGGAAGCCGTAATGGCTGCCTCGACGTGCTTTCGGGAAGTTCCTCCAGGTTGAATGCCATTGGCTCTGGCATCTCTATATGCCTGCAGTTCTGAGTCCCACTTCTTTTGCGTTGTGCCGCTTTCGATTACTGCTCCTCTAGCATCGCCAGTGGAGAGTTCCAGTGTGGATACTTTGCATCCAAAACAACCCTCAACATATTCGGGATGTTTAACTTGTTTATGAAGGCTCATATTGCAGTGAAGTTGCTTTCTGTGACTCCTATGCCACCAGCAATTAATGCCGTTTTTGTTGCTTCATCTACTGTGTGATTTCTGCCACCAAGATAAACAACATCATAGTCAGCAAGATCTTCATCAACGAGGTAACGTTTACGTGAGTACGAGGCACCACTTTTTACAATAGTGATTCCTCTGTCCATTGCGTAAAAAGAGAATAGTCGTCCCTCGCCAATCGGGCCTTCCTCTACGGTAGGTGTCCGAAATATATAGTTTGGCATAGTTCTCCTTAATGAACTTACTGTTAAGCAGAGAGCCGAAACTCTCTGCCTAACCGTCAATCAATTAAGCGATTGAAGAACCGGACTCGATGCGGTACAATGCTTCTTCACGATAACGTGCGAAGCCAAGTACGCCGTACCAGCCCATCGGGCGGAAGCGCATCAAGCGATCAGTTACATTTCCAATAACGACATGTGGCTCTTCTGCTACTGCTTCTGCAAGAGCTTGCTGTCCAGCAAGAATCGTGCGGTAGACCTTAGCAGATGAAGCTCCATCAGTTGCGGTGTAGAGACGTGGGGACTCAACGAAGTATGCACCTTCGTAGGTTCCAATCTCTCCTGCCCAGATGGCATCGTTGCTGTTGTACTCGTGAGGCAAACGCCATCCACCAGCACCAGTCTCAGCACGAAGATCGTGTGAAACTTCTGGGTGGATACCTGCCCAGTAAAGGGCACCCTTGCGAGCAACTGCCTTGTTAGCACGAAGCTTAGCAACTGCCTTACGGACGTTAGCCGAAGTAAGGGTTGCTGCAGCAGTGATAGTTGCAGTTGAGGTTGCGGTTGAACCTGAGTAGATAACATTTGAACCACCACGAAGAGTGGTCATTGCAACCTGGTCGATCGAATCGGCGAGGTTGAAGGCGATGATGTTAGCAATTGCTGGATCAACATCAGCTAGGCTGAATAGTTGAAGAGCACGGGTAACAAGAACCGAGTTGCCGTACTCGTTGAGAGTAATGGTAACTGTGGTTGGGGTTGATAGTGCAACTGCGTCTGGATCTGTGGTCTCAGTGAGTGCAGTTGTTGCTGCCGAAAGATCTACATAGCGTTGAAGAACTACGCTAGACCCAGGCATTGCTTGACGTGCGGGACGCTTGTCTGCTACGGAACGAATGAGCGGCTCAGAACGGAGGGCGAACTCCAAGAGGCGGTCATAGGCTTTTTGTACTAAACCAGCGCCACCAACGGTTCCACCTAAGGAACCAGATGAGGTATCTGTGTAAGCCATGTTGTGTCACCTCCAAGTGACTAGGAACTATGAATTTTCTTGATTACGCAAGAATGCTATCAAGTCATCAGCTGAACCAAAGTTGTCCAACTGAGCTGATAAATCTTGTGCACGATCAGGTGTGTAAGCACCCTGTGTGACCACATCCTGTTGACGCAAAGCGGCAAGATTCTGTTGGTCTACTGGCGCTTCGTCCTTAGTCACGGTAATCCCAAATAGGTCGCCATTATCTTCGAGCCAGGTATTAACTGAATCTTCTGAAATGTCTTCCAAATCTTTTAGGATAATCCGTGTAGCCTTTGGATTAACACCTTTCTTTTCTAGGACTTCCTTGACGGTTCGCTCACGCTGCACCTTGGATAAAGACTCAAGTTGCTCAGTAAGTTCCTTGATCCGCTTCTCGTCTGCTCTCTTTGCTTTCCGCAACTTTTTTAGTAAGTCGCTTCCATCATTGATTTGCTCTACGACATCGGTATCTAGATCGTCGTCTTCGTCATCCCAGTAGTTGTTGCTCATAGCAACTGTCCACCCTTCTATTAGTTTGAGCGTAGGCCTCAAGTCGATTCGGGGAAATCGGTTGGCTCCTACTACCAGTCTCATACGCTGCGTGGGGCTGGTGTGTCCACGTCAGGATTCTAGTATGTCCTCGCCTGCTTGAGCGAAGCTTGTGTTGTACCGGAAGACTTAAGGAATCTTGCCTCTTCTTCTGCTGCAAGCTTTTCTTCTCTACGCTTTGCCGATGCAAGTCCTTCAATTTGTGACTGCTCAGCGGCAAGCTGAGTAAACTTATCTGTCTCCTTGGAGATCTCAGACAGCTTTTGCGCTGTTGGAAGATAGCGAGCAATTGCTGCATATCCCTTTTCAGCTCCAGCTTGTGTAACTCCAAGACCTTGAAGTTCTTGTGCTCGCTGTTGTGATGTAGCAAGTCCTTGACGTAATGCAGCTCCACCAATTTGAGCAGTCTCAACTTTACGTTGCAGAGCTGGCAATTGCTCATCTGGGTTAAGCATGGCTGCCACAATATCACCCTGAGAAAGTTGCGGGTAGAATGTTTGGAATGCCTGCAAAACCTTTTGGTTTGACTTAAGATTGTCGTAACCTAACTGGAGTCTTTTAGTTGCTTCTTCAGCTGAGATTTCCTGCGAAATTAATTTTGCATAAGATTCTTTTGTAGCCATAGAGTTAAGCCCATATGCCTTAAGTGACTTCTCATACTCAGATTCAGCTCTTAGATACTCAGCATCTTCCAATGGGGCTTTGCCCTTTTTCATAAGCTCGACATTACCAGCAAATCTCTTAGAGTATCCTATTGCGTTGCCGTTGGCATCTTTGTTGTATCTATTATCAGTCTTAAGAAGAGTTTCTACTTGATCTTTATCTGCTTTAGGATAATCTGCTTTAACCTTAAGATACAAGTCGGCAATATCACCCATGCCATAGTTCTTAAATACATTGACAAGTGTTACGTACTCAGGATCTTCCGTAATGGACTTTATTGTAGCAAATGCTTCGTCAACTGACTTGATGCCACCTTCACCCATTGCTTGTTTAGCAACAGAGGCAGCTCCAGTGCCAGCACCAAATTGGATATTAGCAGCAATTGAACCAAAAGATTGCGAGACTTTATCAACGCCCGTTTGAAGACCTTTAATAGTTTCAAGACCCTGTGCTTCGATTGTTTTAATTTGGTCTTTGGCGTCTTTTAATTTTTGTTGGAAATCTGCAATTTCTTTTTTGGTTTTAGGAGCTTTAGGTGCAGGAGGAGTATAGGTCGGAGCGAATATGGCTTTGGTCTTTGCAGATTGCGGAGTCTTGTCTTGCATTCCGAAACTAGCTGGAACTGTAATTGGTGTACCGGCTACTATTACTTTTGTGGTCTTAGCCATTTATATACCCAATCCAAAACTTCTGGCAAGACCTCTTAAACCGTCTTTAACAGATGTCTTATATGTGTCGCTCTTGAAGTATGCTGGCCTCTTCATAAGTTCTGTTTCCGTTTCCTCAAGAGACATAATCTTGTTTGGATCTTTGGCCACAAACTTTAGGTCAGCTAAATTGATTTGATTTGCAGGAATGTTATATAGTCTTGACATTGTATCTACGTATGGTTCTAGCATCTCCGCTGCTGTCTTGCCCTTGTCTATGTATTCTGCGAATCCAGGGAACTGAACCTTAGCGTTTAGCGCTATGGTATCTTTGATATTCTTTACTACTTGTTCACCCTGTAAACCCTTGATGGCATCTTTATAGATTTTCTTATTGTCTACAGGAAGTCCATTGTCAGCATAAGAAGAGCGGATATCACGAACAAGTCTGCCAAATGCACCAGTCTCTACAATACCAGGCTTAGTCTCTTCGCCCTTTAGGGCACGAGTTGTACGTCCGGTAGCTCGATCCTGGATTACGGATAGAAGAATATCTTCCTTCTGCGCTGCGTCAATAGCACCACCAGCTTTGCGCTCCGCAGCATTTAACCTAGTAATAAACTTACTGTATTCTTTTGTGTTAGGCTCAGAATCAAAAAGATTTACGAAGTTATTCTTGAGCAGTGCGCTTGCTTCAGCTTTGTCTGTTAGTGATATCTTCTTAGCCTTAGGGGCACCAAAGTAATCTGTTGCAGATTGTGGATTGTTGTATAAATAACTTAACGAAAGGGTAAGTGAATCTTCTGCTGTTCCAGCCGTGAGACCAGTTACATTCGAATACGATAACACCTTTGACATGTTATCAAAGTCTTGATCGCGGAAGATCCCAGCTTTAATGTTGCCAATTGGTGGAGCTTCTCCGGCTTTATATAAACCTGGAATAGCTGCCATAGCAGCGAGTATTTGCGCTCGCCGAGCAGTATCTGCGTTCTGCCATACAGTGTAGACATCCTCTGGTTTCCATTGTCCTTTTCCAGCAGGAAGTTTCTTGCCACCTTTGCTGGTAATTAGTTGCCCATCATTAGAACCAGCTGGAACAGTGCCAGTTACTTGTTGTGCTTCTTCGGTCGGGGTAGGAGTTTCTCCTTTGCCCTTCTTGGACTTTGTATTTTTAGGACGGCTATCACTAGGTACTGGTACTGCAGGCATCGCTATCCCTTCAATTCTCTAGCAAAGACGCTATAGTATAGATTTGTAAATTCTGGATTTCTCTTAAGGATTTCAACTGCTTGATCTGCAAGCCATTTACGTTGTGGCAGTGATGCCTTATTCTTAAGACCCTTCATACCACTAGCCTCAATGGCTGTGTTACGGAGCAATAGATAATCTCTCAAGCCAGCTACAGCATCAGAGTCATCAAATCGTGGATCCATTGCAGCTTGTTCTAACTGCGCAATTACACGATCTTTCTTGGTAAAGTCAACTTTGACCTCACGACCAGTGATATCATAAGACTTCTTGAGTTCTGAATTGCCAGCGTCAAAGCGCTCTTGGCTCCATCCCTCTGCTGCAGCTCTGGCTGCGAGTCTATCCTTTGCCGCGTAGTATCTAATGTTTGTAACCTTCTGCATAATCTCATTAGGTGTTAGATACTTCTTGGACTGGTTGATCTTTGACCAGTTGTACATTTCCTTGGAAAATCCACCATATGGGTAGAAGAAAGAGAATGTATCTTTGTACTCGTCAAGAACTGATGGATCCTGATTGATAAGCTCATAGGTAGCTAAGTTTGTAGGGCCACCACTTGTCTTGCCTATTACAGCATAGATAGCTTCTGGGCCGTACAAGTCCATGAACTCTGCATAAGCCTTGTTAGGGTCTACGTTTTGAACACGCATATCATTGAAATCTTTATACAAAGTAGCAGCTAACTGCGTGTCTCCAGTCCTATCTTTTGCTATCGCAGTAGGTATAATAGCTACTGGAGTTGGTGATAACGCACCAGTTAAACCACGCATTAATGTGAACCACTGTGCGAATGAATGCGTATCCCGAACCAGACGACCTTGATCTTCAACGTCATCCATATTGTAGTCACCGCTTTGGGCTAGGTATCCCATTGTGGGAGCAAATGCAGAGGCATATGTTTCCTCACGCTTTGCTATGCTACCAAGAATACGTGACCAGTTGTTGCTGAATAAACTACCCTCAACAAGACCTTTATTCTGGATATCTGGAGCACCATATGGATAAAGATAACTATTAATAGCGGACTGCACAGAAAGTGGTAACTTCTTTGTTGGGTTTAATCCCATGAGGTTTAATGTCTCAAATGGAACAGTGACTCCAGGGCCTACACCAGGTAGAATTCCGTTGCCTTGAAGTGCGAAGTTAACGCTCATTGGATCTGCTGATGCAGCGAACGGGCCTTGTACTGAGAATCCTTTACCAGCTTTTAGATTAGCTGCAACATTCATTGGCATTGCCTGGAATGGAACAAAGAATCTACGAGCATTGTATTGAGGATCATTGTAAAAGAATCCTTGATTTGGATCGTAGTAATCTCTAGCATCTGTTAATCCATAAATAGATCCAGATGCTGGCTTGTTCAACCAACTAGCGCTACGTGCTATAGAATAAACCTTATCTGGATTGTCAAATGCAATCTTTGTCCAGTTCACCAGAGTATCGGCCCATGCTTGTCCGAATGGCATGATGAGACGCAGTTGATGAAATAGCAACCTGCGTTCACTAGCGTTATAAAATAGTGTAGCTACCTTGCGACTTGCTTCAGTAGATGCAATCTCGTGTATCTCATCAAGAGTCATTGCACCAGTTCCCTTGGCCTCTTTAATTTTGCCATAGGTTGGGTGGCTTGCGCCTATCTTAATTCCCCTGGTATTGGTGATCTCTTTAAGATCTGCGTCCATCCCAGCTTTTAGCTTGGTAAGAGAATCGCTATCAAGAAGCTTGGAATAGCGACCAACTGTATCCCAGTAGGTCATGCGCCATTCCGGCCCCATAGTGGTACGCTTTTCAAAACCAACTGCAATGCTAAAGAACCCGTCAATCTTGCTAGCAATTGCACTATCTTGATTCTTGCGACCAGTCTTAATGACGCGCTTTCTTGGCACGGTAAGTGGCACATTATCCCATTTACCAAGTTTACCAAAAGCTTCTAAAAGTGTCTCGCCGAACACTTGATTCGTATCAAGTTTTTTTGCCATCCCCTTAGAGATGTTGCTAGCGGCTTCATCGATTACCCGAGGAATTGTAATTACCTTATCCCCGACCTTTACTGAACCATTTGCAATAAGCGATCGAACTGTTGATAATCCACCAGCTAGTTCTTCAATACGCGCATTGATGGAGTTGGGAGATTCAAACAAAAATATCTTAGCGTTAGCAGGGTTTAGAAGATCGGCAACTTGATTTTCTTTGACAAGCGACTTAACAAAAGACTCCCAAATATTTTTTGAATCACCCTCTGTTAAGCGTCGTACTAAATCGTCTACTGCTTTAGCGTCGTTTGGATCTACCTTAGCTACAAGACTAGCAATCTTACTATTGCTTAAGATTTGAACTTGGCTAGCAAATCCATCCCACCAGCCATTCTCGCCAAATCGCTTTGTGACATAGTCCATCTTGCTAATAATTTTACCAAGTTGGTCATCTGTAGCACCATAGTTAAATGCTGCCATAAAGTCAATGTATTGATTCTTAAGAGCTACAGCTGCTGCTTCATCCGATAGATCTTCTACTAGATCAACACCTCTGAAGTTACTACCATAAACAGTATTCTTGACTGGATCAAAGCGTGACATCAGTCTGCGGAATGCTCCACCTTCTGGCTTGCCTAACCACATTCCCATAGCAACAAGAGGATTATTGTAGAACGATACGTGTCCAGTTCCAAATACGCGGATTTGTTCTTCCATAATATTACGTACAATAAACGCTGGACGGACAAGAACCGACTTCTTCCAGAAATTGCTAATAAGCAAATCTGCCGCATCCGCAGCGAGACGACCAGCACCAGTGCCGTATCTTTCCACAACACCAATTAACTTCATTAAGTCGTCTGCTGGTGGAAAATATACATGTGAGTTAAGAAATTCTGAATCTAGGTGTGAGCTGTGTAGGCGGATATTTTTACCGTTTGCTAATCCAACATCTATGGCGCTGCCATCCATTTGACGGCTTGCCCAGTATACGGACATTTCTTCTTCGGCTTTTTTGAAGAATCGAGTTTCTTCGTATACTTTATCTAGAATTCTTTTTGGAACACCACGAGCAGCAGCTGCTTCATATACAGCATCAAAGGCTTTTCCAGTAGCATTGAAAGCTGCTGTCGAATCATCAGTGGCGGTAATGATAGAATTAATAATTTGGTTACGCTTCTCAAGACTTACGCGGCCAACAGCCATCCATGAGTCAGCTGCTTCTACAAGAGCTGATCGATCGCCTCTGTGAACCATAGCTCCACGAGGAATAATAGTATTGTAGCTTGCAGCGGTTCTGGAAACAAAGTCATGTAGCCAGGGTGCGCGTGCCTTGGTAGCTGCTGAAGCACCAGTAAGAGCCTTACCTGTTACAGTAGATACGCCTTTAGCAACCTTTGTTGATCCTGGAATAGCTTTGACTGCTCGGCCTACAGTTGTCGCGCCAAGTCCACCAGACTCAAGTGCGCCAAGTGCTAATGATCTAGCTCTTTCTTCTGCAGTAAGAACCTTAGATTCTGCTCCAAGAATATTACGTGCAAATACACCAATAACTTCTTCTTGTGTTTTAGCATTAGCTAATTCATCTGCGATACTGATATCTATTTTTTTATTAGATAAACGCCAGATCTCTGCAGCATCATCAGTCTTTGCTATTTCATCAATAAGTGGTGTCAAACTATCTTTAGAAAGAAATCCAGTAATTGCATCAGCATCATATTTTAAGTTGCCAAACTCGTCTTTGAGTTTAACTTCTTTTTCAATAAGATCTTGGATTCTAGAGCGCGCTTGGTTAATAGTTTTGACTGGAGCTGTAGACTGAGATATTTTGAATAGGTCGTCCTTGGCATCTTGGATTGCTTTTGCTGTGTCAGCCAATTGCTTTTGTACTTCTTGGGCTTTAACTGCATCTTTAGCGGATGCAACACCCTTGACGGTACGTTCTTCTGCTTTCGCAAGTTTTGCTGCTCTAGCAACTTTACCCCATTTACTAACAGGATCTGCATAAAAAGATACTGCAAGTTCGCCAATAGCATCAATAACTGCACCGGCTCGACTTTCTGGATGCCCACCAGTTAATACCCAAGCAAGTGGAGTAGCAACAGTGTATGGACGAAGTACTGGACGACCTTCTTTATCCTTAACAGGATTGCCGTCTTTGTCCTTTAATGCTACATTAAAAGTATTGATTGCTGCTTGACGTGCTTTAAACCCAGCACCCATTGTCTCACTAGCAAAAAAGCCATTGCCTATATCAATGCGTCCCTCATTGATTAGTTGCTTGCCAATTTGAAAGATTGTTAATTCGTTGAGATCATTAATGGCACCGCCACGTATAATTTTATCCTTTTGCTCTTTGGTATAGGCATTAGGATTCTTCATTGTGGAAAGTTGAAGAGCGGCATTTCTTGTCGCTGAATTAATAATTTCTACGGGGGTGAATGCTACCACACCAAGACCGCGAGTAAGTGCCTTAAGACCAGTCCATGCTCGTCCACGAAGACTGTTGTTGAAGTCTGCAGTTGCCTTGTCTTGTGCTTCTTTCATTTGATTACGCTTGCGTTGCTCTTTAGTTTGCTTATCAATTTCAGCAATCTTGCGAGCTAACTCATCATCACCCTTAATATCAAAAGATGACATGGCGTAAGCGGTGCCGGCAGATATTCCAGAATTTTTGGAAACAATATCCTTAGCAAGATCTGGATTAAAACTTGATGGTATCTGTAACGGCTCTGTCCCTTTAGCTGGAGTTAGAGCCTTGACACCCTCAACAATAGGAAGGCCATTTGCATCCTTCTTATATTTAGGGTAAACACTCACAGTCTACCTTCATCCTGCAATGATTGTACGATAAGGCGTAGATCCTCATTACGTGGATTTTGTAAATATAATGTTTGAATAGCAGCAACTGCTGGATCTGGATCCTTTGGTAAATTTGGTACGCCAAGAATACTTGAATCTGGCCCTGGGCCAAAATCCATTCCTGCAGTTAATGGCTCATCTGGACGCTGTGTGGGTTCAAATAAACCAATAGTTGAAGGAATAGTTGGGGGCGTGGCTGCTGATGGTGCAGCTGCTGCAACTGGATTGCCAGCAATAGTTGCGCCAGTCTGTTGTTCCATTTGCTCTTTGCCTTTACCATAACCAAGTCCTGGCATATAGCGAGCTGGTTGTGTAGCACGTCCACTTTGTCCGTCTCCACCAGTGGCAGATACATTTGTTGGACTATTTTGAGGTGCAGTTGGTCGGAAGCCACCACGTGGATCAACTGTCATCGTCTTCCTCATTTCCGTAAATATCATTTTCAATAGAGTAATACATCATGCCAATTGCTGTCCAGGGTGCTAGACCATCACTGAGTTCCGTAGCGATAAACTTATCTCCGCTAAAATCAGACCACTCACTAATGAGTATCCACCCAGTACAGACTTGGTGCTTGGCATCTGGGTCTTGTTTTGCTATAATATCTAAAGCTTGTTCAATCTTCTTTGATAGTGCGTCCCCTGACATATTATCCTACCTGTCGTCGATTGATTGTTCTTACACTTGCGTTTGCTTCACCAGCTCCAGTTAAACTAGAAAGGAGGCTTTGAATATCTGGTGGCCCTTGTTGTGCTCCCATTTCAGGAGGAAGAGCGCCTCCTACTGGGGAGCCGGGAGCAGGGGACGGTTGCTCAACCGCAGATGCTTCACCAGTAGGAGGAACTTGTTGTTCGGGTGGTGGAGGCGGAGCAAAGATATCTTCAACGACATCTTCTAGTGCCTTGCCTTTTTGTCGAGCCTTGATAACGGCTGCGATTTTCCGAACCACTTCAGAAGCGTCCCCGCCTGATGCTGCCATCTGTGGGATGGCCTGTGTATAAGCTTGTAGCGAAGCCATAAGCGATGAGCGCATGTCTTCAATTTCGATCTTCTCTTGCTCTTGGGTTACGTTAACTCCAAATGGAAGTTCACGCATTGCCATATCCTTGGAGATTAATTTACCACCAAGCGCTTGTAGCATAAAGATAAGACCTTGTGCTGGGTTAAGACCTGCCAACATACCATAACGAACATCAGACGAGTAATCACCCTTAATGTCTTTTGATGGTGTGTAGGTTACTTCGTACGGTGCGCCTGCGTCTACACCACGAATTGTCTTTTCAAAGTTAAATATCTTCTCGTCGGCTTCAAAGCAAAGTGCCATGATATCTGTAAGGGCCTTAGCAAAGATTGCCTGTGCGCTCTTTACTTGCGTATCAAACGCACCCATAAGTGCTTGTACGCCTTGGCCTGTAATTACAGAAGCATCAATGTTTCCAGTACGACCTTCTGGGTAACGGGTACCGACACGAAGTTCTTGATTGAGAAGTTCTTGCTCGGTAAATGCACCTTGTGGTAGCGAAAGTTCTACGCGACGTACGCCAGCTGGATTTGCTGTGCGAATAATTGCGTCTCCGCCAAGTTGCAACTCTTGTACATCTGATGGCAATACGATTGGAGCCTGTACGCTCTTCTCTGCTGCTTCCATAGCAAGAAGTGCAAAGCGATTGCGAAGCAACTGAATGCCAAGGACATCATCAAACTGTCCGCGCATTTCGCCATCAACGGTTGGTCGCTTAGCGACAACAACCATCATCTTGCCAATTGGGTTCTTTGCCTGTGACAAAATAAAGTTATCTCGTCCTGGGAGGAAGATTACTGATTGATCTTTATCGTAGTAACGGATCAATTCAAGTTCAGAGTTGAGGTTCTGCTTGTAACCATCTTGTCCAAGGATAACATAATCATACTCTGGGAATTGGCTTGCAAGTTCACCAAGGCTCATCATGTAGCGCTTAGCAAATGCTACGCAACGTCCAAAACGATCAAACTCTGGGTAAGATCCAATTGGATTCTCTATGCGGATTCTTGGAAGACCGGCCTCAGCATCCAACTCTACGATGAAAGGAACAAAACCGTAGGTAATATATTGATCTGCGCCAGCATACATCTGAACTTGCAAATCTGAATTACGGAAATAGTTAGCAGCAATTCTTGTTCGTCGATCTGCAAATGTACGAGCGCGATCAGACGTCTGATTTGCGGTCGAGCAGTTTACTGCAGGTAGTGGTGCCATAACTTCTGACAAGTCACGAGCTACAATATCAACAAAGTTTGCTACTACGTTTTGATCCACGCCATCTGGAAAGAAGTCTGGATACACCTCCGAGATGCGACCCTGGCGTACTGAGAGCACATCAAGAGAACGAGCATCACGTGCGCGTGCACGATGGCGCAACGCCTCGACGCGTGCTACAATTTGTTCCATTGATAATGCCACAGTAATCCTTACTTCTTCTTAATCTTCTTTGGTGGGTTCTTCTTGGTTGGCTTAGTATAACCCATGCTCTTATCGACTACATCGTAATCTGGCGGAGCCTTCTTGCCCTTAGTAGGTGGTGTCTTACCCTGCTTAAGGAAATCGTTTAATCCTTTTTTCTTAATAGCTGGCATGTCGTCCCTTACTTCTTTTTAATCTTAACTGGTACTAGCTTTTTGCCAATCATTTTGTTTTGTGCTGGCATCTTGGTTACTAATCCCAAATCTTTACTTTTGGTTTTCTTGATATTCTTAATAACGTCAGACTTAGTTGCCTTACGGCCAATCATTCTAGTTGTATCTGCCATTTTTATCCTTTATCCGTAGAGTTCGTTCCATTGTTCTGCAATAGCTTCATCAACATTAATAGCAACGCGTTGTGCTAGTTGTGCCCGCGTAGCCCATCTATTATTATTATAAGAGCCGATGCGTGTTGACTGCTGCATCAGTTCACGTATGCGAATGATACAGAACCACAGCGCCATCACAGTATCTGTGGCGTTCCTGGTGTCAGGTCTCCACGTGAGCATCTGTTGCGTTAGGGTCTTTAGCCCCTCTGAACCTTCGACCGAAGGTAATTCAATAAGATTGTTATCTTGGAACCGACTATCCCGAGTGGTGCCAAATAAAGTTGCCATAGAAGCCACACCGAAACTAACGTCCCACTTATTCTTGCCAGTAAAGTGCGAGTTGAGCTGCGTCCCATATTGTGCTAACCAATTCCTTAGGTTGTCATCCAGAGCGTATGCCTTCTGGTGAGCGTTGATTTCAATACGAAGTTCTTGTGGACGGTACTTCTCTACCCAGTCTTCAATTAAGTTCTGGATCTTGGACGGGCTTGGCTCTGTCATATTGACACAGTCAAGAATGTAGATCTTTCCGTCGGCCCGGTTGTAGGTTGCTATGACAGCACCCGTATTACCAGACATGGCTGGGTCAAGTCCCATGACCGTATATGCACCCTCAACATGCTTGGGGTGCCCTGGCGTTCCCGGTTTTAGCGGGCCGCGTTTTCTCATGCCGTTGGTCGATCCAGCTACACAGGTTGGCGGGAAGATCGAATCTTCCTGTACGTCTTCCTGTTGATAGACCATAGCCCAAACCGACGGAGCAACTTCTCCTCGTCGGGTGTACAGGGCTGGCCCATCCCATTTCTGGTAGAGACCGTCCTCATCTGGCTCGTCGCGTTCATTTTCTGGGCGATCAGTCCTAGGCCAGAGAGTTTTCCAGTTGGCAGGCTTCTCGTCGAATTCGAGTACTGCCGGCATGGCAAAATAAGTAAAGGGGCTCTTGCCCCCGCTCCACTGTTGTGGATCCCGTATCTGACGATAAAGGTCTACGGGAGCGACACGGGTTCCTACCACAAGTAATTTTCCGTGCCGTCCCAATCGGGTGATAACATCCTTTTGCAGCCATTCCAGCTGCTTCTCCCACTCATGGGCATTTGCGTTCATCACCACATCGTCGAGGATAATCAGATCGGCGCGTGCGCCGTAGATCTGGCTTCCAAAACCAAGAGCCTGTACGGTCGGGTCTTTCTCACCCGAATCCCGTCCAGAGCCAAGGTAAATCATATCGGCGCTCCAAGATGCCGAGTCTGACTTGTATCCTCCTGGTGGGCCGAATGCTACTTGCATTCTTGTCCAGTTAGGGTGGGACAAGCGTGCTTTGATAGCGGAAAGGAACTTGCGAGCCAT